ACCGGCATCCGCTTTCCAGGGGAAGATCAGCGAAGCCGAGTTCAAAAACATCCTGCAAAAACTGAAGGACGGCAAGACGCTGACGGCGCGAGAGTCGAAGATCGCGGCAGAGTTTGCGGCAAAGCGGGATGGAAAAGGGCTGACGCAGGCAGAACTTGCGACGGCATGGGGCATGACGCAGCCCAACATTCACAAGATGGTCAAGCAGGGAATGCCTATGACCAGCATCGAGGCCGCTACGGAGTGGAGGAAGAACTGGCTTGAAACGCATGGGCGAGGCGACACCGCGCCGGAGAACATCCAGCAGGCGAAGCTACGGAAGACCTTGCTGGAATGCGAGAAGATCGAGTTTGCGCTTTCGGTTGATCGCGGTGAATACATCAAGAACGCCGTAGTCCGCGAAGCTGGCATCCGCATCGGCGCGATATTCAGCGCAAAACTCGCGGCATTGGTCAACGACGCCAGCGGTGCGCTGGCCGGACTCGACGAAGCCACCCTGCGTAAGAAGTTACACGAGCGCACGCAGTCGATCCTTGCAGAGATCAGAACTGAATTAGAGAAGGTATAGACTACAAAATGACATACGAAACACGAACAACGAAAATGATCGTCGGAGTCAAAGGCCAACAGATATTTGACGACAGCGTCACAGAGATCGAGATCGTCGACGAGGCCGGCGGGGAGTTTTTGGAGGTCAGCCAAGAGGGCGGCAAGCTACGCTTCGACCCCGAAGAATGGCCGCACGTCCGCGACGCCATCAACAAGATGTTCAAACTCTGCCGGAATTATGACTAAGCAAGAACTCTGGAAAATATACACCAAGCGCAACCCATCCTTCGATGGAGATGGCAACGTGACGATGTCCGCTGCCGGACTTCGCAAGATGTTTGAAACTACGTGGGAAATTGCGATGTATACTGGAGAGGAGGAGCCGAGTTCTAAACAACCGTCTCCGAATATCGACGCGATCAAACATATCTTTGGAATGAAATGATAATCTCAATCGTCGTTGCAATTTTATTGGTCGGCCTTTTTATTTGGGACGCTAGGAAAGATATTGAATGAACGCACTAGCACAAGGCATCCGCGACGGCATCAAGCTCGCATTCGACGGCACGATACTTGATTGGGCAAGCGACCACGTTAACTTTCCGAACTCGGATCGCGCTTCGCGATTTGATCCGTCGGTTGCGCCGTGGCTCAACGCGCCGCTGTTGGCGGCAAGTGATGACGAGACCACGCAGGTCTTTCTTCGCGCTCCGACCGGAGGAGGCAAGACTACGATGATGGAAACTTTGGCTTGTTTCATTATCGCACAGAAGCCTGGGCCGACGCTTTTCGTCGGTCAGACGGATGACATGGTCAAAGATTGGACGGAGTCGCGCCTGTTGCCGATCTTCCAAGAGTGCAAACCTGTTCGCGACCTGTTCCCCGAAGACAGGCACGCGCTACGAAAGACCACGATCCTATTTCCGCACATGGTATTGTTCGCAGGCGGGGCGAACATGACGAACTTGCAAGAAAAATCCATGCGCTATTGCATCGGCGACGAAGTCTGGAGATGGAAAAGCGGGATGATAAAGGAACTCAAGGCGCGACACCACGACCGCTGGAACCGAAAGACGCTGTTGGTCTCACAGGGATGGGACGCAGGACATGAAGCGGACGCCGAATGGGACAGCGGATCGCGAGAAGTATGGGGCTGGAGTTGTTCCCAATGCGGGAACTGGCAGAGATACTTGTTCGATCAGATCGAATACACGACCGAACGCGACGACAAGGGCGGTATTCTTTGGGACAAGGTGCAGGACTCGGTCGTTATGAAGTGCGAGCATTGTGAAACTCGCTACAAAGACGACGCATCGACTCGACGCAACCTTGCAAATACTGCAAGCTACCGCCCACTCAACCCGCATCCGGTGCGAGGGCATCGCTCGTTTGAATATCCGGCTTACGCCGTCTGGTGGATTCCTTGGTTTTCTATCGTCAAGGAGTGGATCGAAGCGAACGAGGCCAAGTCATCTGGTAACCTAGAGCCGCTCAAACAATTTATTCAGAAGCGAAAGGCACAGACTTGGCAGGACGAAGTGACGAGCGATCTACCTGAGATCACGACAGGCGACTACGCGAAGGCCGAGTATCTTGAGGGCCAGAAGATCGACGGCGAACATAGACGCTTTATGTGCGTGGATAAGCAACGCGATCACTTCTGGTGCATCGTCCGCGCCTTCCGCGTGGACGGCTCTTCGATGCTCTTACACGAGTCGCGACCGCTGACGTGGGAGACGCTCGACGCCATTCAACAGCAGTTCGACGTTGTTCCTCGGTGCGTTGTGGTGGATGCTGGTTACGATACACCGCTTGTTTACGAACAATGCGCTCGACGTGGGTGGACAGCTTCGCACGGTTCGGGGCAGGACGGCTTTTACCACATCGACGGCGGGAGAAGGACGCGCCGCTTCGTCAGCAAAATCGAGGGAGCGCAAGCCGGATCGGACGGACTGAAGTGCGCTTATTTCTTTTTTAGCAACGAAGGCATAAAAGATAAATTGGCTTCGCTTCGCCAGGCTGACGCAGTTCCGAAATGGGAAGTTGCAAGGGATGTTTCGGACGACTACCGCAAGCAAATGCTCTCGGAGATGAAGAAGGACGTCACCAACTCCAAGACCAAACAAGTCGAGCAACGGTGGGTTCGCATCGGCGGCAGGCCGAACCATCTTTGGGACTGCGAGTGCATCGCTCTCGCGTCCGCGATGCTGGCAGGCGTCTTGCCGATAGGCGCGGAGAGCTAGGTTTTAAGCGGCTCCGACAAGGGCGAAAAATAATTTATTTTTTTTCTTTTCAAAAATAAAAAAAGAGAAGATATTTAAAACATCGAAAGGCAAGAAGCCCGACGAAGAAAACCAAAAAAGAAAAAACAAAATGAAAATTGAAATCACAAACAGAAATCACAAAGCAACTATCACTCACTTGCAAGATGGATACGGTGAAATGACATATAGGGTTTTTGTCCTTTGCATGACCGGAACTCACATCAATGGCGATGTTCTTTTCCTTAAAAATTACGCAACTGAAAAAAACGCTATTAACGCAGCAAATCGATTTCTGATACGCCTGGGCATGATCGAAGCTGCTAAAAAGGTAGCCTAACCCACCACCCGGCGCGGGTTCAATCCCCGCGCCACTTCCCATCAATAAACAAATGAAAATAAACGGAATAAATTACAAGACAACCCAAAGGGAAGCGATGCTATTAGAGACTGCTTTAAATGACTGCATCAACATAAAAATTGTTCCAAATGAAGGGTTTGAGGGATTGCTTGCAAGCCATGAATGGAACGGAGGCGATTATGTTTTTGCAGCGATTTATTTTAACCCAAAACATGGAACATGGGATTTGTTCAAGGTGATTGACAATTTTGATGATGAGAAAAAAGTATCTTTCTCAAGAAACCATTTCCAAGCAATAAATAAACTCAAAGAACTTCAAAATGAAATATGGGGAGATGCTTATAGGAAACCTCTAATGGATACTTCTGAAGGCGTAATGCTAAGACAAACAAACTAAACTCCGTTCCACCCAGAACAACCCACCCGGCGCGGGTTCAATCCCCGCGCCTTTTCTTTTTTTGACATCGCCTACTTTTAAATGGCGATGAACAAATCATTCTTCGGTTTACCGCTTGCAACTCTGCAAGAATTACAGACCGATTTCACAGCTTGTCTAAAAGCGATTGCCATTGCCGGCGCAAGCTACAGCATCGCAGGGCGGAGCTTCACGAGAGCCAACCTTGCCGAGGTCGCGCAGACGATAAAAGAGTTGCAAGCCGCTATTGACAACGCTAGCGGAAATAGGGTATCACGCTACACGCCGACTTTCCCGACGCAACGACCATGACGCAAGACCTACTCACAAAAGCCATTTCGTTCGTCTCTCCGAAAGCCGCGTTGGATCGCATGGTCAACCAGGCGAAACTTCGCAACTTCGGTCGCTTTGATTCAGCATTGACTTCTGAAAAGCGCGGCATCAGCCGTGGCGTCAGCGGTGGCGAAGACACAAGCGGAACTCGCGAGCGTTACTCGCTCATCCGAGCCGCTCGCGATCTTGCCGACAATTTTCCTCCTGTCCGTTCGCTCCTTCTCAAATTTGCAACCTACGTTTCGGGGCGCATCGCATACCAAGCACGCACCGGAAACCGCGAAGCGGATACCGCCATCGAACGCTACTGGCAGAAATGGTGCAACGACTGCGACTTTCTAGGCCGTCACAATTTCACAACGCTTTTACAACTCGCCGTAACGGCAATGCTTCGCGACGGAGATTGTGGATTCATCATCGTTCGCGACAAACAAGATTTAAAACTACAAAGCGTCGAGGCTGACCGCATCGGATCGCCTTACGACCAAACCGACACCGACAAATATATCGGTGGAATAAATGTTGACGATTATGGGCGACCCGTTTCATACACAATTTTTACGCGCACTATTAATAACCAGTATATCTCTCCTGTTAATATTGGTGCAAAAGAGTTTATTCACCTGTTCGACGCCGCACGGTTGGACGAATATCGTGGGAGAAGTGCTTTCGCTACTGCGCTAAACGCAACGAGAGACCTACAGGAAGCGATCAAAGCCGAAGTGCAAGCGATCAAATACGCGAGCTATCAAAGCGGCGTCATCACGACAGAGAGCGGAGCCGCTGATGCTGGAGACTATTTCGCACGCGGCAACACGAACGATCAAGGCCAAGTCGCACGCCTTCAGTCTCTCGATCCGGGAACGGTCAACTATCTATCCGCCGGCGAGAAGATGGAAATGTTCAAGTCGGATCGTCCGACCGGAGCATTCGGAGAGTTCATCCGCTTGGTGCAGGCTCACATTTGCATGGCCGTCGGTCTTCCCTACGGCTTCGCATTCGACGCAGACAAGTCGGGGCCAATGGCACGAATGGAGGCCGCGATGGCCGAGCGAACATTTCTTCGGTGGCGTGGACTCTTGGAAGGTCAATTCCTCAACCGCATCAAAAATGTTATCCTTCTCGACGCCGCTTCGCGCGGACTTATTCCAGATTCCGAGTATCTTCTCGATGGCCGCTGGTGCTGGCCTGCCAAAGTTTCGATTGATTACGGACGCGAGGCCAATGCCGATATTGCGCTTTGGAAAGCTGGCTTGAAAACTGCCGGACAAATCTACAGCGACATGGGAGAGGACTACGAAGAGGCACTCCGCGCACGGGCGAAGGAAGCCAACATGATTAAAGAATTGGGACAAGAGTTCGACATCCAGCCTAATCGCATTTCGGATTCTGTTCCGATTACGGCTATCGATACCATCTTCGACGAGAGCAAGAACGAAGCACCGCCGCTTATCGAGAGCATTGGCATCGGCGGCACGGATGCACTATCCGGCATCCTCTCCTCGCTCGGTCGCGGAGAACTTTCAGCGGAACAAGTCGCCGTCATCCTGCGCGTTGTATTCGGAATGGACGAAGCGAACGCAAACAAAATCATCAACGCCGATCCAGCAAAGCCGCAGGCAGAACCAACACCGTCAGCATTCGAGGCAGACCAGAACAAACCTAGCAAAGGCATGGTCGAGGAGGCCGCTCGTGGCTTGGAATGGCGCAGGAAATACAACCGAGGCGGAACCGAGGTCGGAGTTGCACGCGCTCGCGACATCTCGAACGGCAAGAACTTATCCGACGATACGGTCAAGCGGATGCACTCGTTTTTTTCGCGTCACGAAGTTGATAAAAAGGGACAGGGTTTTCAACCAGGCGAAGACGGCTTCCCATCACCAGGCCGCATTGCATGGGCGTTGTGGGGCGGAGACGCAGGGCAGACTTGGGCGGCGGCGAGAGTCAAAAGAATAGATGCATCGAAGTCGGAAACAAAAAAAACATCCCTTGCGTTGCGCGATGATTTCGGTCGCATTCTCGGATTTCAAACGAAGCACGAGCTTGTGATGCCTACTCCTGAAGACAACGAGGAGAAGGAAGATTTCATTGATCGATGCATGATCAGCGGAACCATGACGAGCGAATACCCAGACTCAGATCAACGGCTCGCTGTTTGCATGACTCAATTCGCAGTCGTCGGAGATCGCGGAGGAATCAAGGCGTCACCGAAAGCACCAAAGAGCGACACGCCAAACAAAGAACCGCAGGGCGAAGGCACAGCCAAGGGAGATGCGTCCGGCAAGCGCGGAGCGGAAGTCACCGCCGAGCAAGAGAAAACTTTACAGAACAAGGCCGACGAATTTAACGAGAAAGATAGCAACACGAAGAACGGAAGAGCTACTCTTGGTGCGCTCAAATCGGTATTCCAGCGCGGCCTCGGAGCATTCAACACTTCGCATTCTCCGATTGTAAAATCTGCTGAGCAATGGGCATTTGCTCGCGTGAATGCTTTTCTTTACCTTCTAAAAAATGGACGACCTGAGAACGCAAAATACACAACCGACTTCGACTTGCTTCCGAAGGAACATCCGAAAGCTATAAAATAAATGATCACCCACGGCATAGCACTCGAAGCAAAAAAAGCACTCATCACCGGAGTCCACCAACCCGGCGACGACTATCGGATCGCGCTCTACAGCGCATCGGCAAAGATCGGGCCGACGACGAAAGCGTACACAACCGAAGGCGAGATCAAAGGCATGGGCTATACCGCAGGGGGCGTAGCACTAAAGGGACATCGCACAGGCATCATCGGCAAGAATGCTTTTATAACATTCGATGACGTTGTCCTAAAATCTGCAACATTCGCGGCAGCAGGCGCGATGATCTACAACGCCAGCAAAGGCAACGCAACCTTGTGCGTTCTCAACCTCGGAGCCGAGAGGCACGTCTATGACGGCGCATTTGAACTCAAGTTCCCCAAGCCAACCGAAACCAGCGCATTGATTCTACTCGCTTAAATATGAAACCAACAAATCCCATCATCATCGACGGAGAAACCTACGACATTTATACGATCAACCTTGCGATCACGTCCGTTGTAAATCCAGACGCAAGCGAAGACGCGAATGTGGCGATGCGCCTTGTTCCTACGCGGCTCGCGAATGGCGAAGTTATTCTCGCCAACGACTACGCACGCACGATGGCACTCGGTAGCGTCGAGAATGTTGACCAACCAACGAAGACCGCCGTTGCTCAAATTTCTGCAAGCATCCAAGAGTTTATCTACGCGAAGGGGCTGTAAAAAATGGCACTTATTCTTTCGGCGGCAACAGGCAATTTTAACGCTGGCGCAACTTGGGTCGGAGGCATTGTGCCTACGGTTGGCGACGAAGCTCGCGCCTCGACGGGTCACACAATCACGATCACAGCCAATGTCACTTGCGATGAAGTGTCCAACGCAGGAACAGGAATTTATACGCTTAATGACGGCATCACTTTAACTGCTAATGTTTCGCACAAATCTATAACAGCAAGTTCTGTTTGCCTGCAATTCACGGCATCATCTCCCGCATCTGGATTTATCGTTGGAAATTTAACTGGCTCGGCAACAAGCCAAGCATCGTCGACAGCAACAGCTGCGGCCTCAGTAACAAGCTCGGGAACGCTAACTATAACAGGAAATTGCACTGGAGGTATTGGAAATTTTGGAGTCGCAGCCAGAAATAACTCAACCGGCACTTTGAACCTCACAGGAAACGTGATAGGAGGGAGTGGATCGAGTGCCTTTGGCGCAAATAATATTTCCACAGGAACTTTAAACGCTACAGGCAATGTCACGGGCGGAACGGTGATCGCCGTAAATAATGCAGCCGGAGGAACCGTAAATGTGACGGGCAACGTGACTGGCGGAACCGCAGCTAATATCTATGGCGTGAGTAATGTAGGGGTCGGAACCGTCAACGTGACAGGCAATGTCACGGGCGGAACGGTGGTCGCCACCTCGCACGGCTTAAATAATGCCTCTACAGGGATCGTCGACATAGTTGGAACATGCACCGGAGGTGCGGCTGGCGCGTCTGGAGCTAACAATGCCGCAGCCGGAACAATCACAACAACCCGCGCAAAAGGTAACGGATTCGGTATCGGTTCTGTAGCTACTGCGGCAGGATTTGGAATTGCATCAGTTCAATCGTCAATTACAAAAATTGAAGAGCTGGAATTTGGTGCATTAGGTATGTCTCCTGTATCTGGGCCGTGCTACATAACGCCGCTTTCTACCAACGTAGCAATTTTTACACTTTATCCCGGAGGAACAGGGACTAAAACCTTGATCGATGCGACCGCGAACGCAGCGATGCCAGCAATAACAGACGTTCGTTTCGGCACAAGCTACGCAAGCGGAGCATTGACGGGCGTTGCCTACATTCCATCGGCAGGCTCGGTCGCTTTCGGCGTGCCTGTAGATGCCACAACTGGCACGGCAACACTCACCGCCGCTGACGTGCGAGCCGCAATAGGCTTGGCAACAGCCAACCTCGACACGCAACTTGCCGCGATCCCAACCGCCATCACAAATGCGAACGCAGTATGGGACGAGTTGATGTCCAACCATACGACCTCCGGCACATACGGCGGAAGGATCGTGCGCTCGATCAACAGCAACAACGAACTGCAACTCACCGGATCGCATCACGCCGCCGCAGACGTTCACGAATTTCAAGCCGCCGTCATTCAGTCCGTGGCCTTCGCGACAAGCGCAGTCACGCTTTTCACCGGAGCGATGCGGACGGAACTCACGCCAGAACTAACGGAGATCACCGAAGTTCACGCGATCCACGGCCTCGACATAGCCAACGTGCTCACGGTCACTCCGACGAGCAGGACATCAGGCGCGATCACGCAAGCGATCACCGGAGACGGCACAACAAACACCGTAGTAACGAGAGTCTAAGCGGATGTTAGCCTCCCTGCTAATTGCAACGCAGGGCTTAATTCCAAGCCCAACGCCGCTATCCATCGGCGTGCAGGGCTTGCTGTTTATTTCGGTAGTTCCGCCTGTTCCGGTCAATCCAATCGATCTGCCAGGGGGCGGCGGACGAGGACGCGAAGAACGCAAGATAACGATCAAGGTTCGCGGCAACCGTCTTGTTTTCTCGGTTGCGAATGTGGATGTATGCGCTGGTTCGCGCATTCAAGTTGTAGGTTCGTCTTGCTTCTCGAATGCTGGCGAGGCAGGGCTTTCGATCAGCGCAAAAACAACGGTACTCGGCAGTCGAAATCATGCGGGAGTGAGTCGCGCAGGGCTTTCTATTTCCAGCACGTTTAATGTCATCGGATGCGAGGAAGAGAACGAGTTGGAAGTTTATTTGATGGCGCAGGCCGCAATGGGATTGCTCGACGACTAATTGACATCCGCGCCTTCGCATGGATGTCATCGAAGGAGTCTCAATCATTTCAATAGGCGAAGCAAAAGGCCACGGGCTTTACGTTGACGAGACAACTTTGATGCAAGTCAAAGAGTGTGCGGAGTCCTACAAGGGCGGCGTCAAAGTCAATCTCGACCACGGTGCAGGGATAAAAGACATCGTCGGATTCGTTAACAATTTTCGCATCGTCGGCAAGCAACTCTTGGGCGATCTCAACCTCCTCGAAACATCGCCAATGCGCGACTACGTGATGGAAATTTCAAGCAAACTCCCAGACACATTCGGAATCAGCATCGCTTTTACAGGGCCGATCCGCGAAGTGGAAGGACTCGCCTTCGCAAGTTGCACCGAGCTTTACAGCGCAGACCTAGTGCAAACACCAGCCGCAAATGCGACAGGTCTTTTCAGTTTCACGGCAAAGCAAGTTGACAAATTTCCCACGCAAATGGAAGACGCAACAATCGAAATCGAACCCAAGGAGGACGAGGTCAGCATCGCCGACATCGTTTCTCGTCTCGCAGCTCTCGAAACCGCCTTCGGCGATTACAAGAGCAAGATGGAAATGCCAGCCGAAGAGCCAGCAGCCGAAATGAAAGAAGAGATGGGCGCTGAACTCAGCGTCATTTCCAAACTTGAAGCAAAGCTCGACTCGATCATCTCGAACTTCGGAGCCGCTCCAGTAAAGGCATCGGTGGTCGCTGAAGAGAAGGCAGTCGAAAAATTCGACCTCAAATCAGTCATCGTGCAGAAGACCGAGGAACTCGGCAGCCGCACCGAAGCTATCCGCTTCGCAATGCGTAACCACCGCGAAGCCTACATCGAAGCCCGCGACAACAACGAACTCAACTTTTAATCAAATAAATCTATGGCAACCCAAAACGATAACGGAATCCGGAGCTTCGCTTTCGCTTCCGCAATTACTGCGAACACGCTTGTGAACATCTCAGGCGCAAACGCCGCGCAAGCGGCATCAACCGGCTCTAACCCCATCGGCGTCGTTCAGAATGACGTAGCCGCTGGAAACCAAGGAGCCGTCAAACTATTTTTCCCAACCCAATTCGGAATCCTTTCCGGAATTGCGACAGCCGGTAACACCGTTTTCGCAGTTACCAACGGCCTCATCCTCGGCACATACGCCAACGCAAGCACCGTGACTCTCGGAGTTGCGATCAACAGCGGCGTGTCCGGTGACGTCGTCGAATACGTTCCTAAATTCAACCAATAACTAACAACCCAATATGGCACTCTCATACACAACTATTCGCGCCGATATCGCGCAGGCCGTCTACGAAGGTCTGTCGAACAAAAACAACTTGTTCATCGGCACCGAAGTCATGCCAGTTTACAGCTCGGACGTTAAGTCCGGCGCGTATCTGAAGCTGAACATCGGTGACTCTGAAACTCTCAACGACGACGTTCTGAAAATCGCCGCTGGTGCTGGCTACCCACGCACAAGCCGCCGGTTCACGAGCGATTCTTTCGACGCTATTGAGTACGGTCTTGAGGAAGTTCTTCCTGACTCCAACCGCCGCGATCTCGATAGATTTTTCGACACCGAGGTTAACATCGCCGGAATGCTCTTGCGCCAAATCCAGATCAGCCACGAGGCTCGCGTTGCTTCCGCAGCATTCGCCGCAAACGGACTGACAGCGATCTCCGCAACAGCAGCCTATACAGAAGCGAACATCACCTCGTTCGACGTTCCCGGTGACGTGGCCTCGGCCAAGTTGGAACTCGCCAAGTTCGGCGTTCTTCCTAACACCTTGATTATGTCAATGCCTTTGTTCGAGCGCATCCGCCGCTCTGCCAAGGTTCAGAACCAGTTCTTCGGCATTGTCCCTTCGGATCAAAGCCGTCTCCTCAGCGAAGGCGAAGTCGCCGCCGCTGTCGGAGTTGATCGCGTTCTCGTTGGTCGCGCACCAAAGAACACCGCCGCTAAAGGCCAAGCCTATGCCGGTGGATTCATCTGGTCGAACACCTACCTCGCACTCGCCACAACCTCCGGCGGAGACTTCTCCGGTGGTGGATTCGGTCGCACGATTGTCTGGGCTGCTGATAGTCCTGTGCCTTTCGTTTCCGAAACCTACCGTGACGAAGCCCGCCGCGCTAATGTTCTCCGTGTTCGTCAGAACTCGGCAGAGAAAGTTATCGACGGTTCAAGCATCATCCGCATCACCACGGGATTCGCGTAAGATTCCCCAGCTAGTTAGCATCGAAGAAGCCACCTCGAAAGGGGTGGCTTTTTTGCGTTGACACGCTAACCCTTTTGTAAACATGAACCAAAAAATGAAGCTGGTCGCAGGGCTTATCTGCGGCAACGAAGAGCCGCGCATCGAGCGATGCGTAAAATCACTCAAGCAAATATGTGACGAGATTGTTGTCGTTCGCGCAATCGGCGCACTCAAGCCAGATCGCACGCTCGACATCGCCAGGGAACTGGGCTGTCACGTTGACGAGTATTTCAACTCGCCGCTTGTCGCAGATTGGGAGCATCTCGACAACTTCGGAGAGGCTCGCAACAAAGCATTCGCCAAGGCTTACGAACTGGCAGGGGAAGACGGTTGGGTAATGTGGGCAGACTGCGACGACATCATCGAACCAGCAATGGTCGCGCCAACGCTGGCCGCACTTGAGGAATGCCCACCGGAACAAGATTGGATATTGACCGACTACGTTATTCCAGAGCAGGGCAAACGCGCACCACGCGAGCGATTCTTTCGCTTCAAAACAGCATGGTGGCATCGTCCTGTGCATGAGAACGCGCAACCTACGAAAGATGTTGCGGTCTGTATGCGGCGCGATCTTGAGATTGTCCACGCACCGCCAATCGGGGCGCGCAACAGCAGCGAACGAAACCGCAGGATTCTCATGCACCAAGACCGCATGACTTCGCATTTCAAGTTTTACCTGCACTACGAAAACTTTATCGCCGGGAAAAAGGAACTCGCCGCGAAATACGGATCGGAAGCGTTGGCGTTGACCGATCTTGACGGCGTGAACCGCTACGAGATTCTTTTAAACTGCGCCAACATTACGAGCGGAGAGACATCGCTCAACCTTGCACGCAAGGCCAAGGCACTTGAGCCGAAACGCCGCGAAGCCTACGGACTAGAAGCCAGCATCCTTCTTGACGATAAAAAATACCAAGATGCTTTAAAAGTCGTAGAAGAAATGCTCGAAGTGCCTACACCGAAGTTCCCGCAATGGACGCACCGCAAGGAGTGGTACGGATGGAAGGGAGATCAACTCTACGCATGGACGCTTCGCCTTCTCGGACGCAACGAAGACGCCGAAGAGATCGAACGCGAGACGTTGGCTGGGTCAAACAAGCCTAAAATCTCACTAGTCCACGCAACGCGAGGACGGCCTGTGGAGGCCGTGCAATGCATGACGCTATGGCTTTCCCGCGCAACGCACCCAGAACGCGTGGAGCATATCTTTGCGGTCGATCACGACGACGAAAAAGCTGACATTCTAAAACGATTCCGATCTGTGACGCAAAAAGAGGGTGGTTTTTCCGTCGGAGCGTGGAACTTGGGAGCCGCGCAAGCGACTGGTGATATTATAATTCAACTCTCGGACGATTGGGAATGCCCACCAGGGTGGGACGAGATGATAGAAAAGCGTCTCGACATTTCAAAACCACAGGTTCTTCGGATTTCGGATGGATATAGAAAAGATGAGCTACTATGTATGGCAATTCTCACGCGCAAATATTATGAGCAACATGGACTATTCAACCCGCGATTCAGAAACGTATACAGCGACACCGACTTCACCTTTTGTGCCGCGAAAAATGGGGCGATTGTTGATGCTCGTGATATTAGCATCGTTCATCACCATCCGTTTTTTGAAGAGCGTCCGCTTGATGCTACATACCAGCGCGGGAACGATCCGGCAGAGTATGCGAGGGCAAAAGAAATCTTCGACGAACTACACCCAAAATGAATAAAGACGTCACATTGATCGTGTTTGAAGGATTAAAAACGAGGCACGAGCAAAGCGAAAAGCTATTCGACCACCTGTGCGGACTAGGTGGATTCGGAGACGCTGTTTATATCGCCGAAGACTGCAACTATCAGCAAGCGATGCATTGGGAACTCGGTCGCTTTGCAGACTATATCGACACTTCGCACGCGCTCATCTGTACTCACGATGGTTTCATTGCCAATCCGCACCTGTGGCAGGATTCATGGCTAGAATACGATATGATCGGCGCGCCGTGGCCTGCGTCTTGGAACGTAGGTCATCGCGTGGGCAACACCGGCTTCACGCTCCAAAGCCAGAAATTCTTGCAAATGGCAGCAAAGGCCGAGCCGCTCTGGAAGGGCGAGGCAGGGGATGTTTTCTTGTGCCGAACAATGGAGAAGGAATTTAAAAGCAACGGCATTAAATACGCGCCGGTGGATGTGGCGGCGGCGTTTTCTTGGGAACATTACATCGAGGAAAATACGGCAGGCGCGGATCGTTCGTTTGGATTCCACGGCTGGGTCGCAGGGAAATCAGCGGATCAATATTACACGTTTTGAATATATTAATTATCTATCATTTGCGGCTCGGAGACATCGCACGGTGCTTGCCGATAGCAAAGCACTTTGCGGATCGAGGACACGAAGTCACCTTTGAATGTATGGCAGAATACCACGGTCTTTTCGCGATGGTGGATTATTGCCGGCCAACATACCCACAGAACGACCACAGCGGATTCGACCGCATCATCAACTTGCAAATCTGGCCGGACTTGCACGAAGACTTTTGTGCGAGTCCGCTGGGGTGGAGTGATTACGTCTACGGACTATTGCCAGAAGGCAAGGACATCGACCGCCAAATCGTTCTAAACTCGCCAGCCATCGTCACGCCGCCAGAACTCAAGTCGTGGGTTCTTTGTTTTCCGACAGGATACTCGCAGGATAAAAAGATAGAACCTCGCGATGTTATGGCAGTAGCGCATCATGTCGCTAACGGAAGACCTGTGCTTTGCGCTGGGAAGGCCGCTCACGGCATGGCTGAGTTTGATTCGATAGAATATATGTGCGCGTATATTCGGGACGCCAACGAGGTTGTGACGATCAACACCAGCACAAGCATTCTAGCATCGGCACTCCGTAAAAGCTGGGTTCACATTTCGGATAGTCCGAAACACGATTTCACCCACCCGAATCAGCGCAGGATCGAGCGCAAGTTTTGACGCATTACCCACAATGTGGGAATGCTTGACATATTTACTACCGATCTGGCCGCGATGCTGGACGAGTTGCCGGTCGTTGTGACGTTCGGAGATGCTACATTCGTTGCCAACCGGACAACATACCGCCGAGACAACAGCCTAGCTGACGGCGGATTTTTAAACTCCGCATCGATGACGATCACCGCGCTCTATTCCGCGGTAGTTCAGACCATTTCTCTAGGCGACATCCTCACGGTCGGTGGCATCCGCTTGCGCGTTACGTCTGCCGACCTTTCGCAGGACGCCGTTTCTGTCGATTTTACTCTCGAAGATATCAATAAATGATCACCGACGCCACTTACACGCTGACTCTTGAAAAAGCATTGACTGACACTTTCGTTCTCGCGCTGCAACAAGAGATGCAGAGCGCATTGGTGGTGACCGCAGCCGAGAACTTCGGCACGATGACATTGCCGGCGTGCTTCGTGAAATGCCTTCGCCAGCGAGAAAGCATTATCGACTCCGCGATTTTCCAATTCAGCGTCGATATTGCTT